TGCAGCGGGGGAGCGCACCATGACAAACGCCATTCCGAACTATGCGGCCTGGTCGCGCGACGACCTGCTGAACGAGACAAGCAAGCTGGCATACCGGATTGCGGAACTTGAAACGAGCAGCCCTCCATCCGAGGGCTGGGCGGAGCGGCAGCGCGTTCAGCGTGCGATGGCTCAGGCCAAGTATGCCGCCGCCACGGTCGCACTAATGCGGCTGGCGGAGCCGTTCGATAAAGGCGCGCTGGCGCGCCGCGACGTGAGGATCGCGGAGCTGATCAGTGACCGTGATCGGTATCTGGCTGTAGCGCTGGGCACCGAGTTCATTCAGCGGCATGACGCGGAAGCCGTCTCGGCGGTGCGGTGATGCAATACCTCGTCGCTATCAACCAGTCCAAGGCACTCGAGTGGGGGCTTAACGCGCAGCAGGCGATGCTGTTCGCGTTCCTGCACCAGGTGCCGACGTGGGCGGACGCTCGGCAGATCGATGGGCAGACGTTCTATAACGTCAGCAAGTCGAAGATTATCGCCGAGCTGCCGCTGTTGACCGATAAGCAGGACACCGCATACCGGCTGTTGAAGCAGTTGGCGGGCTTCGATGTGATCGAAATCACCAGCCGCGATAACCGGACGTACATGCGGCTGACCGAGAAGGGCAAGAGCTGGAACCGCGGGGCTCCGAAGGCAGGGTCGGAAAAATATCCGACCCCCGAGCATGTGGGCGATTCACAAGGGTCGGAAAAAAATCCGACCTCGGAAAAATCTCCGAGCAGGGTCGGAAAAATCTCCGAGCCAGGGTCGGAAAAATCTCCGACGAATCAAGATACCAATGATCATAACCCCAACACACACACCGCGGGCCCGGATGCGCTGTTCGATCGAGCGAGCCAGTTCGCCGACGACGGTCAACCGCTGACCGGCGGTGCCCGGCAGTTCCCGATGACGCTCGACTGGCGACCGGATCCCAACGAGTTCGCCGCGGCGTGCCAGCGTGCCGTGCTGCCGATCGACACCCAGCCGACCGATGCCCAACTCGCGAATTTCACCGCCCACCACGCCGACTCGGGCCGCCGCTACGGCTCGATGGCCTGGACCCAGAAGCTCGTCGACTGGATCCGCCGCGACCGCCAATCCGAACAATCCCGACCGCAACCGACCGGAGGTGCCCGTCATGCGAACGGCAGCCAACGTACTCCCGCACGTCGTCTCACCCCAGCAGAGGCGCGTGAACGTGACCGACGACTCCGCGGCGAGTCAGTCGGCGAATGCTACGACGGGCAGTTCCAGCCGGTTGAACGCTGAGGCCATCGATCAGGTGTACATCGAGTTGGGGCAGCTGTTCGGCAGCAAGTTCACGTCGCAGTGGGGCGAGTACGACGACGGCACCTGGCTGCGCGAGCTGCGCCACCTGAGCTGGCGGCATATCGAGCTGGGTCTTTCTCGGCTCCGCCAGCAGGTCCGCTACGCGGCCAAGAGTGGCGACGAGGCATGGCCACCGCAGCCGGTGGCATTCGCCGGTCTGTGCGAGCCACGTCCCGAGGATGTCGGTTTGCCAACGGTCGACGCGGCATGGCGTGAGGCCTGCGCCCATTGCCACGCCCCGGACGGCTGGCGCTGGAGCCATGAGGCGGTGCGGATGGCGGGGCGGACGGTGGGCTGGCGGGAGATCCACGGCACCACGGCGCAGTCAGTCCGCGCCCGGCTCGAGAAGCGTTTCGAGCGGGAGTACGGCGCGTTGGTCAATCGGGTGATGGCGGGGCAGCCGCTGCAGGCGCAAGGGCTGATCGAGTCCGACGCGACCCGTAACCGCGCCGAGCTGGCGGAGCGTGCCAGCCGGGAAGCCGCCCAACAGCAGGCTGAGGCCGCCGGCCTGCCGCATCGAATGAATGCCAGCCAGGGGCTGGCGATGTTGAAAGCCGCCACGGGGAGGGCGTGAGCCATGCAACAGATGATGACCACACATTCGCCGGAAACGATGTCGAGCTTGGAGCTGCTCGACATGATCAATGGCGCCAGAGCAGAGCAGGGCGAGAAACCTATCACCCGCCTCAATGATTTCCATGCCCGAGTAGCGGATGAGCTGGACGGGGAGTATTACGAAACTTTCGTAAAACCCCCTGGCAACGGAGGTGGTCGCCCAACTACCGCATTCCGACTGACCCGTGACCAGTGCCTACTGGTGGCGATGCGCGAATCCAAGGCTGTTCGCCGAGTGGTACGCGACAAGCTCAAGGCCGTCGAGGCGGGTCTGCCGCCAACCAACGTTGCGGCCACCATGGCGCTTGTCGAGTGTGCTGCCAACCTGTTGCGGGCCTCCGACTCGGGAAGGGTGGTGATGCTACGCAAGGCCGGACAGGCGGTGGGCGCTGATATCAGCTTTTTGCCCGACTACACCGAGGACAGTGCGCCGGGCCATGTCGGCGCCATGGATACGGCCAGCATCACGCAGCTTCTCAAGGATCATGGCGTGAAGACCAGTTCGGCCAGCTTCAACAAGCGCCTTGAGATGGCTGGCTTCCTGGAACGCCGTACCCGCAAGACATCCAAGGGCGCCATCAAGCCTTTTTGGTGCATCACGCTCGCCGGGCAGGAGTACGGCAAGAACGTGGTGAGCCCGGAAAGCCCACGTGAAACCCAGCCTCATTGGTATCGCGCTCGTTTCACTGCGCTGTTGTCCCGGATGGAGCAGGGGGATTTGCTATGAAGAAGCCCATTGAGCCTGGCTGCCTGGCATTGATCGTCGGTGGTGATCCTTCGTGTATTGGTCGGGAGTGCGTTGTCATCCAATGGGTGGAGCGAGGTGGCTCTTTCATTAGTGGTGGCGAGTTGTTTGGTGCCATCTCAGCGGGCTGGGCGATAGATATTGACGATATGGTTGGTGTCTGGTCAGAGAAGTGGCTACGGCGCATCGACGGCGGTGAGCCTGAGACGATCGAGAGCGAGGAATATCTGGGGGTGTCTGGATGACCCGTTCCCTCCGCTACAACCGTCCACGCAACCGCCGTCCGGCTCGCCGCTACTGTGGCCTGTGCGGGCAGGGCAAGAGCGCGCTGGCGTTCGACCCCGGCTCCAGCATCTGCGCGGTGTGCCGCAATCGCCGGGAGTCTGGCCGATGACGAGACGCAGCAGCACCCAGGCACGCCGAGCCGCGATGCTGGGTAGCAATCCCCGGTTTCGGCTGTATCTCGATCACCGCAAGCGCCAGCGTCACAACCTGACGTATGAGCAACTGCCGGACGGAACGCACAGCGAGGAAGACGCAGCCGACACAATCCGGCAGGCCTGCAGCATCGGGAGCCGCCGCGAACTCGACACCAACCACGAAGCGCGCCGGATGCTCGATCGCATCGTGGCGGACTACCAGGCGTGGGAACGACGACAGGCGAGGGGGCAGCGATGACCGTGATGGCTACCCGCCGCCGCCCGGTGCGCACTGCCCGCGCCCCTCGCGTCGATCACGAAGGCGCCGAGCAGATGGCGTTGATCCGTTGGCTGTACGGCGAGCAGCAACGGGGCGAGGCCGTTGGAGCGCTCTACGACGTCACTTACCACGTGCCCAACGGTGGCCAGCGCAACAAGAAGACGGCAGCCGACTTGAAGCGCCAGGGAGTGAAAGCTGGTGTCTCCGACCTGGTGGTAATGGAAGGGCGCGGCGGGTGGCTGGGCTTGTATCTGGAATTCAAGGCGACGCCGCCGAATCACGCTGCCACGGCAGCAAGCCAGAAGGAGTGGCTGGAGAAGGCCGACCACCGTGGCTACTGCGCGGTGTTGGCGCGCGGGCTGGAGGAGGCCAAGGCGGTATTGCGGGAATACGCATCGTGGGAACGCACCATGCCGAGCGAGTGCATGGAGATGACGCTGGGGAGCAATTGGAGGGGATGATGCGGCAACTGGAGCTGATGGGTATCCGGCAATTGCTGGCGGTGATCCGCAGGGAGCCCGAGGGGAGCGAGCTCCGCAAACGGGCGCTGCGCCGTTGCCTGGATGAGCTGATCGAGGTCGAGATCGAGTGGCGGATCGACTACCGGCATCTCAACCTGGGACACCACAAGGTGAGCACGATCGCCGGCATGGGCGAGGGCCGTGGCGAGGTGACGGGGCGAGTCGATCACGTGATGGAGGCCGCAGAGCGTTTCCGCTACGCCTGCCGCTGGCGCTCGATGGCCCAGGCACTGTTGGCGCACGTCAACGAGCGGCAGCGAATGGCGTTGCTGCTGACGGGCTATGCGATCCCGGCGCAACAGTGGAGCCAGCCCGTGCTCGGCGATCTGGCTCGGTTGCAGGCGATCAAACAGGGCCACCGCGGGCTGACGTTGGCGGAGGTCTGCGGGGTCCAGCGCATCATACTGACGAGGTTGGGGTATGCGATGGGATCTGGACAGTCGGTTTTCGATAGTGCTGACAGCCTCAAGGGTAGCGCCCGCCGAGCGCGCATCAAGCTACTTGATATGGTAGGCGAGCAGGCAAAAATGGCAGCTTGAGCACAACATGTTGCAAAAGCGACACTGCTGGGGTATGTTTCAGCTAAGCTTGTGATTTCTGCGCCTCGGCCACTTCGGTGACCGGGGCGCTGTCGTTTCAGCAGTTGTGGATCACTGGGAGATCGCCGGTCTCATAAGCCGGAGGAAGCGGGTTCGATTCCCGCCGCTGCTACCACGTTCGCCGCCCGTGTCTGCTCCCTGCGTGCTCCCCCAAGTTTCCCTGGGCATGGGCGGCGACTTATTTCAGTGAGACCTCCCATGCCTGCCCACGCTCCCGCGCACTGGCTCGACGAGGTCGAGCTGGCGCCTTTCGATCCACCCGTCGATCCGACGGTTGATGACCTGCCGAATCTCGCGGCGTTTCTCGACATGCTGGCGCATTCGGAGGGCACTGATCGATACGGCAATCAGGATGGCTACAACGTGCTGGTGGGTGGCGCGCTGTTCAAGTGCTATGCCGATCATCCTCGCAAGCGCGTCTGGCTTCCCACGTACAAGATCTACAGCACGGCGGCGGGTCGGTATCAGTTCCTGGAAGGCACGTGGGATGACTTGGCCAAGCGCTTCGGCCTGCCCGATTTCAGCCCGGCCAGCCAGGACGCCGGCGCGACGCAGCTCATCCGCCAATGCAAGGCGTTGCAGCTGATCTACGACGGGCGCATCCGTGACGCCATCCATGCTTGCCGCTCTATCTGGGCGAGCCTTCCGGGCGCTGGGTACGGCCAGCTGGAGCATCGCGCGGAGGACCTGATCGATTTCTACCGACGTGCTGGCGGCAACGTCGCATAACCATAACCGTCACGGTACGCGGGCCACCAACGAGGTGCCCTACATGCACAAACGACGAGAGAAACTACCGATGACGCCGGACAGCGAACCGAATCTTTGGCAGATGCTGCTGAGTCTGGTGGCGACGGTCTGGCCACAGCTCTATGCCGCGCTGCTGGCGTTCGTGGTGGCGCTGGTGCGCGCCCTGCACGCCGGCGGCCGGCCGGTCAAGTCGCTGCTGGAGGCGTTGCTTTGCGGATGCCTGACGCTGGCGCTGGTGCCGGTGCTCGACTATCTCGGCCTCAATCGCGACCTGGCGGTGGCGATCGGCGCCGGCGTGGCGTTTCTGGGTGTCGACTGGCTGCGTGAGCGTGCGGCCGCAATCGCTGAACGGATGCTGGGCCGATGGTTGGGCAAGTAATCAAGTGGCTCTCCGGCAACCTGATGCCGCTGCTGATCGCCGGGTTGCTGGGATTCTCGGCGTATCAGTGGGTGCAGGCCGGCCGCCTCGAGGAGCAGCGGGATGCCTCGGCGCAGCGGGCGGCCCGGACAGAGCAGGACAACCAGCGCCTGCAGTCTGCACTCGACTGGCAGCGCAGCCAGGCCGTCGCGCTGAGTCTCGCGCTATCCGCCCGGGACGAGGCACTGGCCAACATCCAAGACGACATCGGCACGCGCCTACGGGCTCTCGATCAATTGGAGGCGGACGATGCGCAAAGCCGTGATTGGGGTGGCGATCGCCTGCCTGCTGGTATCGCTGACTGGGTGCGCGGGCTCGGCGCCGATGCCGCAGGCGGTGGTGCTGACGCCGGAAGTTCCGCCGCACCTGCTATCGCCGCTGCCAGCACCGAACGCTGAGCACGTCAGCACGAACCGGGATCTGCTCGACCTGCTCGCCCGGTATGAGGCGCTGCGACGCCGGGCCAATGCGGATCGGGCTGCGGTGGAGAGCCTGCTCGTGGCAGCTCCCGATCCGATCAAGTGACGCACCATCATGGTGCAAAAAATCGCGGGTCCTTCCCATGGCTGGATGCTCAATCCACGGGGACGGAGCATCGCGGAATTCGGGAAATTTTCGGGATTGCAGGATGCTCCGCCGCAGTTGGTGATAATTCCGCGCGGTTGAGCGGCTGGTGACCTGTACGACCTGTACATCGGAAAGGCTGATTCCGGCTCTCGGTCGAGTGGCGTGATGGGGGTGTGAACATGCGCAAGAGGTAGGCATCCATGGGAGAAGTGATCAGCAGTCAGGATGCCTACAACTGGTCTGTGAGTCGGATCGCCACAGCGTTCGGAATGGACCGCCGGACGGTATCGAAACGCCTGCAAGAGAACGGCGTCGCACCGGCCGGCACGAAGAAGGGAAATCCAGTCTATGCGTTGGCTGACATTGGCCCCGCGCTTTTTGGTGAGCCCAAGCGCGTCGCAGGTGGAGTTAACCTCGATGACTTTCCCGACGCTCGTAAAGCCTGGTACCAGTCAGAAAACGAACGACTCAAATTCGAAGCTGCAATCCGAACGCTAATCCCTGCCGACGAGTTCGCGCGCGAGCTGGCCACGCTGGCGAAGGCAACCGCCGCTGGATTGGATCAATTGCCCGATATGCTCGAGCGCGATGCAGGCCTTGAGCCGGAAGCGATTGAGCGCGTACAGCAAGTGATCGACCAACTGCGCGAGCAGCTCTATCAGGCCGTCGTCTCGGATGCGCCGGATCAGGAGGCCGGCGATGTCTAACACAGCTGACGCTGCTGCCATCCGCCGCGACATCGCCACACTGCTACGCCCACCGCGCCGAGTGAAGGTGAGCCAGGCTGCCTCCGAATCCTTGTATGTCGTTTCCGGCAATGGCACGAAATCAAAATGGAACCCTGCTGCCGCGCCCTACATGATCAAGCCGATGGACTGCCTCAGTTCACGTCGGTACGACGCGGTGATTTTCGTCGGACCGGCGCGGACAGGTAAGACCATCGCTCTGCTCGATGGATTCGTGTTCTACAAGGTGATCAACGATCCCGGCGACGGTTTGATCGTGCAGATCTCCGAAGAGAAAGCGGGGGAGTTCAGCAAGAAGCGCCTGAAGCGCGAGTTCAACGCCTCGCCGGACATGGCCAAGCGCCTGAGCCCGCATGGTCACGATAACAACGTTCACGACATCACGTTTCGTGCTGGCAACATGTTGGCGATCAAGTGGCCGTCGAAAAACGTGTTCGCGTCTTCGGACTATCAATTCGTGCTGCTGACCGACTACGACCGCATGGACGAGAACATCGGCGGTGAGGGTTCCGGCTGGGTACTGGCCAGTAAGCGAACGCAGACGTTCGGCTCTACCGGAATGACCATGGTCGAGTCGTCGCCAGGCCGACCGGTGAGAGATCTGGAGTGGCAGCAGCCCGAGGACGAACCCCACCGGGCGCCGCCGACCACTGGAATTCTCGATCTCTACAATCAGGGAGATCGCCAGCGTTTGTATTGGCAGTGCCCCGAACGGCTCTGCCGGCATTGGTTTATGCCCGTGATGGAAAATTTCAACATGGGCAGTGCCCGGGTCGTCTGTCCGGAGTGTGGTTGTGAGGTAAACCCCAAGGCAAAACGTGAGCTTAACGCCAACAGCCGGTGGGTCCCGGAGGGCTGCCATCTAACACTCGATGGCGAACTGGTAGGAACACCCCGCGAAACCCGAATCGCTTCGTTCTGGATGGAAGGGCCGGCGGCGGCGTATCAGTCGTGGACGTCGTTGGTGGCCAACCTCAAGGCTGCCGAGGAAACCTACGAGTTGACCGGTAGCCAGGAGGATCTCCAATCCCGATACAACGTCGATTGGGGGCGGCCCTATTACAGCCGTATCGCCGCGAAGAAGCGCAGCAGCCAGACCCTGCTTGATCGCGCAGAGCAAACGGTAAGGCGGCGTGTGCCGCACGGCGTACGTTTCCTGACTGCCGCCGTCGATGTCCAGGGCGGTAAAAATCGGCGCTTTGTCGTGCAGGTCCACGGCTGGGGCCCGAATCGTGAGATGTGGGTGATCGACCGATTCAACATTAGCGAAGACCGTGGCCCTGATAACGATCAGCCTCCACGCCGAATCAGCCCTGCGACCCAGCCAGAAGACTGGGACCTGCTGACCCGCGATGTCCTGCATCGTAGCTACCAACTGGATGACGGAAGTGGACGGCGCATGCCGATCGCCGCGATGGCTGTTGATACCGGCGGCGAGGCCGACGCCGATGGCGACGAATCGGTAACCTCCCAGGCATACGAGTGGCACCGCAGGCTGGCGAGGGATGGCCTGCAGAGTCGCGTATTTTTGGTCAAAGGGGCCAGCAGCAAGACGGCGAGTCGTGTGCGCAAGACGTACCCGGATAACACCACTCGTAAGTCGCGCAAGTCGAAAGCGCGGGGTGATGTGCCGTTATATCTGCTTGGAACCAACCTGCTGAAAGACACTGTCGCGGCCATGATGGACCGCGACAACCCCGGCGCCGGCTACATGCATACGCCGAGCTGGCTAGGGCGTGATTGGTTCGACGAGCTGACCTACGAACAGCGCGACCCGGCGACCGGCAAGTGGGAAAAGCCTGGCAAGCGTCCGAACGAAGCGTTCGACCTGTGCGTGTACAACCTGGTCGTTTTCATCCTGCTTAAGGCCGAAAAGATCGACTGGCGGGCTCCCCCGGCGTGGGCCGACGAGTGGGATCGCAACATGCTCGTTTTCGAGGGTGACGGCGCTGGCGTGGACAAGTCCCCGGAAGCGCCGGCCACGCCGGTGCCTGCGCGCAAGAAACGGCCCCGGCGGCGCGTCATCAAGCCCAACCTTTGAACAGGAGCCTGACATGGCCCGTTACACCGTCGCCGAGCTGGAAAGCGTCAAGCAAGCCATCGTCCAGTTGGCATCCGGCGCCCGCGTCGCCAGCGTCACCAAGAACGGTCGCACCGTGCAGTATTCGGCGGTCGACATGGCCGATCTGCGCGATCTCGAGCGCGATATGGCGGCGTCAATTGCTGGGGCATCACGCCGCCGCAGCCGTACCCGCATGACCAGAACCAGCAAGGGGCTCTAATGAACGCCATTACCGCGAAGCCGCGTGTCCGGGTGCGTGGTGGCCAGGTGATTTCCGTTCGTGCCCAGGGCTACGAGGGCGGCTCTACCAGCCGCCGGATGGCAGGCAAGGGTGTATCGGTCACCGGTCCCAACATGCCGATCGCACGCTCACTGCCGCTGCTTCAGTCGCGCAGCCATAACGCGATTCGCAATAATCCGTATGCCGCCGGCGCGAAAGAAACCTACGTATCCAACCTGGTGGGAACCGGGATCAAACCCCAGTGGGGTGACCCGGTCATCCAGGCGCTGTGGGATCGCTGGGTCAAGGAGTGTGACGCCGACGGAATCGACGACTTCTACGGCCTCGAGGCGCTGGCGGCGGGTTCTCAGTTCGAGGCCGGCGAGGCGCTGGGGCGCTTTCGGTACCGCCGTAAAAGCGATGGCCTGAGCGTGCCGCTGCAGATTCAGGTGATCGAATCCGAGCATCTGGACTCGGCGTTCAACAGCATGGTGGGCCGACGCCCAGTCAAAATGGGCATCGAGTTCAACGCCATCGGTGAGCGTACCGCTTACCACCTGTGGCGGTATCACCCACATGAGCGACTGACGGCCGAGATCAATAGCCGGATTGCCGTGCCGGCCGATGCTGTCGTCCATATATATCGGCGTACACGTCCCGGACAGTTGCGCGGCGTTCCAGAGCTGACGCCGGTCATCGTGCGGCTCTACGAAATCGACGAGATGCAGGACGCAACGCTGGCGCGCCAGAAGCTCGCGCAGATGTTCGGCACCTTCATCAAGCGCAAGTCGGCGGCCGACCCGGACGAGGATGAAGACACCCCGAGATTTGGACGCCCCGTTACCGACCCGGACGACGAGCGAGAGCAGCTGGACGAGTTCACGCCCGGCGGCCTGCACTACCTTGACGACGACGAAGACGTCACATTCTCGACGCCGCCGGACATCCAATCCCAGTACGTTTCGTGGCTGCGCTCGGAGCTGCTGGCGGTCGCCAAAGGGGCGGGTATCACCTACGAGCAGCTGACCGGCGATCTCAAGGACGTCAACTACTCATCGATCCGTGCCGGCCTGTTGGAGTTCCGGCGTCGCTGTGAAGCGCTGCAGGCGCATCTGATCGTCCATCAATGGTGTCGCCGGATCGCAGCCAAATGGCTCGACGTTGCGGTGACCAGTGGTGCGTTGCGCATTGCCAACTACTGGCAGCAACGCGACCGCCTGCTGGCGATCGACTGGATTGCACCGAAGTGGGCATGGGTCGATCCGCTCAAAGAAGTAACTGCCGATCTCCTCGAGGTTCGCGCCGGATTCAAGCCGCGCAGCGAGGCGGCGGCCGAGCGTGGCTGGTCACTCGAACAGCTCGATGCCGAGATCGCCAAGGGCAACTTGAGCATCGATGACAACGGACTGGTGCTCGATTCCGATCCACGCACTACCAGCAAGAACGGCGCCCTACAGACGGCGCTCAAGGCGCTGGCCACCGAAGAAGAGGAAGACAGCTGATGTCATGGTTCAAAGCAGAAGCGGTGCAGGGCAACCGTGCACATGTCGTCATCGATCACCCGATCGGCTCCGATTGGGCGCCGGACTGGATCAACGACTTTCTCGGCGAGAAGCCGGCGAAGGAGTTCATTCAGGCGGTGGAAGCGCTGGGCGATCTCGACATCATCGATCTCGAAATCAACTCACCGGGCGGCGATGTCGCCTCGGGTATCCGGATCTTCAACTACCTGCGCAACCACAAGGCGACGGTGAACGTTCACGTGACCGGCATGGCAGCCAGCATCGCCACCGTCATCATGATGGCGGGCGATACGCGAACCATGGCCGTCGGCGCGACCATCATGACTCATCGAGCGGCGTCTCTGATGATCGGCTACTTCACCGCTGCCGAGATGGAAGAGCACGCCAAGAACGTCAAGGCGATCGATAACGAGATCGTCAGCGTCTATGCCATGACAACCGGTAAAACGGCTGAAGAGATCGCGGCGCTGCTTGACCAGGGCGACACCTACATGGGGGCCGACGAGGCCATCGAGTGGGGCTTCGCGACTGATAAGGACGCCAAGCTACAGGCCGTCGCCTGTGCCGACCCCAAGCTATTCAAGAAACAGATTGAGCAGCAGGGGAAGATTCGCGAATTGGAAGCGCGCCTGGGAACGCCCGAAACCACGATGACCGCCGCCGATGCCTTGGCGCTGGCGTTCGATATCACACCGGAAGAAGCGGAAGCGCGGGCGGCGGATCTGGGCGACGAGATCGTGGCGATGCGGCAGTCCAGCACCGCAACTGTTGAAAGCTTCGAGTTAACGGTGGCCAACCTGCGCGAATCGTATCCCGAGTTGGTGCAAGAGATCGAAACAGCGGCCGGCGATGGTGAGGCGATCAAGTCTGCCGTAGCTGGAGAACGCGCCCGCGTCACCGCGATCATGAAGCTCTGCAACACGGCAGGTCAGCCCCAACTGATCGACAAGCTGGTCGACAACGGCTGGGACGAGAAGCAGGCCTCCGAGTACGTCTATGACGTTGCCGCTGCCGGCAGCAACGGGCAACACATTCACAACAGCCACTCGCCGGAGGGCGGCCACCGCGCTCGCGGCATCGATTACCAGAAGGCTTACGCGCGCTTTCGCAAGCCTGCCGAGCAGAACCGAGCCTGACGGCTCGCCCACCCTCGAGCGCGTCGCGCTCACCCGTTATATCCAGATTGGAGACATGACCCATGACGATCCTCACCGAGGGCCGGCATACCGGCGAGCACGTCCTGTCGGAAGCCAATGGCAGCCGATCCAAGGAAACCGGCTTTCTGGCTGCTGGCTTCAAGCTGCCGGCCGGTGCCGTGGTAGCCAAGCTCGACGGCGAATACGTGCCGTTCGACCCGACGGCGACCACCGGTGGCGAAACACCCGAGCCGACCGATGCCGCGACGCCCTACGGCGTGCTGTATGGCGCGACCGATGCTACCGACGAGGCGCAGAAGTGCGTTGTTCACTGCCGCGATTGCGAAGTCGAAGGAGCGGCCCTGACTTGGCTGGAAGGCATCACCGATACCCAGCAGTCCGCTGCCATCGAAGCGCTGGCAGCACGCGGCGTGTTCGCCCGCGACTGATCACCCCAGGCCGCCGGCGGCGAGCTGGCATAACCCTGAATATCCAAAGGGATGACAAATGATCAACATCTTCGAATCCGACATCTTCTCGCTGACGTCTCTGACGGCCGCGATCAATGATGTCGAGTACCAGCCTAACCAGATCGGCGCGATGGGCATTTTCGATGCCAGCGGCGTGACGACGACCAGTGTCTCGATCGAGAAGAACGGCGACAAGCTGGACTTGGTCGAGAACAAGCCGCGCGGTGCCGGCGGCACCGTGGTGGGTGCGAAGAAGCGCACCATGGTGTCGTTCGAGACCGCCCACCTGCCGGCGACGGCCACCGTCTTGGCGGACGAGGTCCAGAACATCCGAGCGTTCGGTACCGAAGACACCACGGAAGCCGTTCAGACCGTCGTCAATCAGCGCCTGGCGAACATGGCGCGGCGTCTCGACATGACTCACGAGTATCACCGCCTTGGCGCCATTCAGGGCAAGGTGCTGGACTCCGATGGCTCGACGGTCATTCACAACCTGTATCAGCAGTTTGGTGTGACTCAAAAGACGATCGGAATGAAGCTGTCCACCGATTCGACCGATGTCCAGGCGATGTGTCTCGAAGTCCTGGAGGCGACCGAGGACGCGCTGGGCGGTCTGTCGTTCGATGGCATTACCGTTCTGTGCGGCAAGGCCTTCTGGCGCGCGTTCATCGCTCACCCGAAGGTCAAGGAAGCCTACGAGCGTTGGGAGCAGGGCGCGCAGCTGCGTGCCGATCCGCGTGCCGGATTCTACTTCGGTGGGATCAACTGGGCTCGCTACCGTGGGGGCGGAAAGGTAAAGATCGCCGACGACGAAGCCTACAGCGTGCCGACCGGTGTGATGGATCTCTTCATCAGCCGATTCGCGCCGGCCGACTACATGGATACCGTCAACACGCTGGGCCTGCCGTTCTACGCCAGCTCTGATCCGCTGCCCCACAACAAAGGCGTTTCGCTCGAGGCGCAGTCGAACCCGGCGCACCTTTGCACCCGGCCCAAGGCAGTCATGATGCTCAAAGTCGGCACCAGCTAAGGCGGGCTCGTTATGGGCTTTGCAGACCTGTCGCGGCGGCTCAATGCCGCCGTGACTGAACATCTGGCCGACGGCCTGGCCACCTACCGGCGTGCCGATGGCGAAACGATCGAAGGCGTGCCGTATGAGCTGGATCTCGAGTTCGCCACCTACGATGACCCGGAAAGCGGTCTGGCGCGACTGGCGAAGACGATCGAGATCCCCGTCGAGATGGTGCCAGACAGCGGTACGGGTGACGTGATCGTCACCCCTTCCCGTGAGTGGGCCTATCTCAAGGTGCTGGCGGATGACGGGGATTTTCGACGCATCGAGGTGATGTGATGTCGATCCGCTTCAAGTACGACATACAGCGGCAACAGAAGCTGCGACGGGATCTCGGCAAGCAGGGCTGGAAGGTCGAGCAGGCGATGAAGTGGTCGCTCGATGCCGCGCAGGACAAGGCGGCCGCGATGATTTCTCGAGAAATTCGCAAGGTCTACACGATCAAGATCGCGCAGGTGAAGCGGTCGCTCAAGATCGTGCGGGCCCGCCGCGATGCTCACCGGGCGTTGATCTACACCGGCCGGCGTTTGCCGCTGGAGCGTTTTTCTCCCAAGCCCAAGGTCGTGCCTATCAACGCAACCAGCGTCAGCGGTCGCGTCTACAAGACGCGGCGGAAGGGCGCGACGGTGCGCGTGCGTCGCGATAAAGGGCGGCAGTTGGTGGGGCGCGCCGGCCGGCAATCCGGTGGCTGGTACGCCAAGGGTCACGTGTTGCGCCGTGCGAGCGCGAAAGACAACCGATCCGACCCGTACATGCAGTTCGGCCCATCCATTCCGGGCATGGTCGCCCATCCGCAGTTGCTCAACGACACCCAGGAAATGGTGCGTCGTGAGCTGCCAAAGCAGTTCAGCGACCGGCTCGATTACCTGTTGAACCAATCATGAGCCAACCCGATTCCGTCGATCTCACCACGGCGATCATCGAACGCCTTCGCGATCAGTGCCCCGGTCTGGTCAGCGTCAGCGAAGCGACGATGACCGAGGCCATCGACGACTTCAACGCGGACGTGCCGTGTGCGCAGGTCTATCTGGCCGAAGACGCGGCTGCTGGCGAGCCTGCCATCGGCGGCCGGCGGCAGATGGTCAGCCAGGTCTATGGCGTCTGGCTCGTTGCCAAGATCGGCGACGACTACCGGCAGCATCGGAAGGCTATCCGCGATGCGCTGTTCGGCTGGCAGCCGGAGAGCACCGGGGACGTGATGGCGTACCAGAGCGGCAAGACAGACAAGATCATCGGCCCGTACACGTTCTGGATCGAGTTCTGGACGATCGATACCTGGTACCGGTCGAGTGACAGGACAGTAACCGTTTAATCCGACAGGAGGCCATAGCGATGGCAACTCGAGAACCCGGCGTGTTTCGTCGTGGCAAGGACGGCAAGGTCGAGCAGAAGCAAGCGCCGACTCAGCCGCAGAAGTATGGGGCGCACAAGCAGCACCCCAGCAAGGTGAAGCCCGCCGCGAAGGTAGGTAAGCCGACATCCGGTGGCAGCATCACAGCCGCCGAGAAATCCACCGGCAAGGAGTTGAAAGGCGATGCTGACGCGTAAAAAAGCGCTGTGCGCTGCCGTCGAAACGACATACGGCGAAGGACCGGCGATCGAGACCGGCACCATGATGCTGGTCACCGACCTGAGCCGAACGCCGTACCAGGGCAACACGGTCGAGCGCACGCGTATGCGTGACAACCTCGGCGGCTATGCCCAGATCAATACCGGTCCGAACACCCAGGTGCAGGTGACCGTCCCGCTGTCCGGCAGCGGCGTGGCGCCGACCGAAACCGAGGTCGTGCCCCCGGCGATCGGTATCCTGCTGCGCGCGTGCGGCATGGCCGAACTGCAGGACCTGGAGGCGGGCGAGGTCGTCTACACGCCGGTCAGCACCGACGGCGATTCGCTGACTCTGTTCTACCTGAACGATGGCCAGCTGCAGACAGTGACCGGCTGCCGGGGCACGGTGACCATGTCGACCACCACCGAAGGGTTGCCGACGCTGCAATTCACCTTCACCGGGCTGTATCAGCGACCGAGCGCGATCGCGCCGGTGACGCTCACGCCGGAGAACCAGGCCGACGAAATTCCGGTGAATTACCAGAACACCACCAAGCTTACGTTCCATGGCTACGAGATGCGTGGCGAGTCGTTCTCGTTCGATATCGGCAATACGGTGACCTATCGCAATCTCGTCAACTACGAAGGCGTGCATATCACCGATCGTGCAGCGGTGGGCCAGGTCAACTTCGAGGCGCCCCGTGTCGACGAGTTCGATGTATTCGAGCTGACCGAGTCTCACCAGGCAGTGGCGACCGGCGCGCTCGAGTTCGAGCACGGCACGGTGGCGGGCAATATCGTCGGTTTCCGAACCACGAAATCGCAGCTGACCGGGATCAGTGAGCAGGACAACGACGGCTACGTGCATTACCAGACTGACGCACGTCACCTTCCGACTGCCGGCGACGACGAGTTCGAGATCTACTTCAAGTAACTCAAAGCGTGACATGGTCACGAATCAACGACGACACGCCCGCCTAGCGCGGGCGTCGTCGTTCCTGAACCCTATTTCTGCAAGGATCGAGCCTCATGGCCAACTTCGTAATCGGCATCCCCAGCGTTACCAAGACCATCAAGATCAACCGCCCCGGACGCGAGGAAGAGCAGTTCACCGCCGAGATCCGCGTGCGCTCCCTCGAGGAACAGGACAAGCTGGTCGAGAAGGAAAAGAAAAACCAGCTCAAGGGTAACAAGCATGTGCGCGACGACATCCTGTCGGTCAGCGGCATCGACGACACTGAGGGCAAGCCGCTCGAATCCAGCAAGGAATTGATCGACGCGCTGTTCAACGACACTTATGCCTCGAAAGGCCTGTTCCGCGCCTGGAACGAAGTGCAGCGCGGCTTGCCGGAACTCGAAGCAAAAAACTGAGCGACCTGGGGCGGGCGTGGGCTGGCCAGTCCGGCGGCAAGAACGAGTTGCGGTCGGACCTGGACGCCTGGGGCGTCACGGTACCGGAGCGCTATCTCGAACCCGAGAAGATCGTGATCTGGCCCCAGCATGCCGCCGCCTATGCGGTGTTCAGCCATTGCACCGGCCAGTGGCGCTACATCACGTCATTCGGTGCCAAGCCCGTCGCCCAGGGGCTCGACCGTTCCGCCGTGGCCAGCGTGATGCAGATGCTCGAGATCGAGGACACCCGCACCACGCTGAAGCAGCTACAGCACATCGAGGCCGGGGCGCTGGAAGTGATGCGGAGATGAACAAGCATTGATCGAGTGCCATCTGGTAATCTCGGAGTTACAGCGTGCTTACATTGCTGTCTCTGATAAATTACCAAGGGAACTTAGACAATGCGTTTATTCTTCGCACTAATACTGGCTCTGGCTATCACCGGTTGTGCTACATCGGGAGATGTACGGAACGCACCTCTCACGGCAGGTATTTCCAAAACCTATGACGCACCTTATAACACCATTAAACGGCTGGCATTGGAGAGTCTTCAAGGTCTCAATGTCGACGTCAAATCTACGAATGAGGTCGATGGAGTTTACTCGATTATGTTCTCTAAAGCTGTAAGTGCTTTCAGCTGGGGAGAGGTTGGACGAGTGGCTGTCGTGGACATGTCACCGGAGACAAGTGTTTCAGTTGTATCTGAAAAGCGCGCCAAGTTCCAAATCACAGGCACGAACGAGGAAGAGTTCGCAAATCAGGTGTTCGACGGAATCGATCATGCGCTGGATCAGTAGCGTTGGGTTGATGATTCTGCTAGCCGGCTGCGGCGGTCTTGAGCGACAAAGCTACCCATCTGCCACCAATACACCGACCGCTATCGGAGTTGTCCTCCACGTGCAACCGTATGAGGGCGAGGCTTCAGAAAGCAATTGGTCTCGTGCGGGGTGGGGAACGCTATCATCCGGCGTTGTTGCAGGAGCAATGGCTGGCCTCTCCGAGTCGAACATCGGGTCATTCGATGCCTACAGCTATGTGCTACGCACTGACCCAGGCGAGAGCCGAATAGTGAACTCATACTCCTTTGTCTCCAAGGGCAGCTGTGTGCTCGTCTATGAGTCGACTCGTGAGGGAATGTATTCTCTTCAGGAGACTGATCGAGAACGATGCCAGTAGCTGTTTTATCTTCTAGTTAAACCCGCTTCGGCGGGTTTTTTTACGCCTGTACGTTGGAGTTGCCACGATGGCCAATGCTCGTCGTTACCGCACAGAGTTTGTTATCACCGGCGATAGCCGCAGCGCCGTGAAGGCCAACGACGACGCACGGGAATCGACCGAGCGTCTGACGCGCGAGATGCAGCAGGCCGAGCGCCAATCGGAACGTACCAGCGACGGCCTGATGATGATCGGCTCACGTGCGGGCGCCATGGCGGCCGCCATTGGTCTCAGCGTGAGCGGTATCGCCGCGATGACAGCGCAGACGGCTGCTGCCGTGCGTGAGCAGACCAACCTGGCCAACGCCGTCGGCGTAAGCGTGCAGACTCTCCAAGGCTGGAGCTATGCCGGGCGTCAGGTAGGTATCGACAGCGAGAAGATGGGTGACATCTTCAAGGATACCGCTGACAAGATTGGCGACGCCTTCGCCAACGGCGGTGGTGAGGCGATGGACGCGCTGAACGCGCTGAATCTATCCGCTGCCGACCTGATAAAGCTGTCGCCGGATCAGCAGATCCTCGCCATTGGCGAACGTTTGAAAGGGCTGCCTAAGGCGCAACAGGTCACGATTCTTGAATCGATCGCAGATGACGCCAGCCGTCTGGCGCCGTTGCTCGAGAACAACGGCGAGCTGCTGCGCGAGTATGCCCAGCAGGCACGCGATCTGCGTATCGTGCTGCCGCAGGAAGACATCGACCGCCTCGACGAGGCTGGGCAGTCTCTCCAGTACCTGCAGGAAGCGGGGCGCGGCCTGGCGCAGACCGTGGCCGCCGATCTCTCGCCTGCCATCGACTATGCAGCCGAGACCGTTGATGGGTTGGTCGACACCCTGGGCGGGATGGAAGGCGTCGTCGACAAGGGGCAGGCGGCATTGACCGGCCTGGTCGCGGTGATGACCGGGCGTCTGGCCATGGCGAGCCTGGCCAAGATCAAATCGGTGCGCGAGGAAGAGGCGGCAACGCTGGCCAATATTCGGGCCAACAACACCGCTATCGAAACCGAGCGGCGGGCCGCTGCCGAGGCGTTGCGGCTGGCGCAGTCGCGTCAGGCCTCGGCCAAGCAGGCGCTGGCCAACGCCCAGGCGACGGCTGCCGCGACGGGTATCACCACCAACCGTACCAAGGCGATCACCCAACTGGCGGCCGCGAACGTCGAGCTGACATCCGCCGAGCAGCGTCACGCGGCGGCGATGGCAGCTTCTACTACGACCGCTACGCGTTACTCGCTGGCGATGGGGCGGCTTGGCACGGCAGCTCGCGGCACGTTGGCGCTGCTGGGCGGCTGGCCGGGCCTGTTGCTGACCGCTGGTGCTGCGCTATACACATTTGCCAGCGATGCCGACGATGCCAGGGATTCGATCGATCCGCTGACGCAGAGCACCGACGAGTTCACCAAGTCGCTCAAGTCGATGACTGTCGTGACCGCCAATGCGGCCCTTGTACGTCTTGGCGAGCAGATCGACGACACTCGCGATCAGATGCGCGACGCCGCTCAGGATGTCAGTTATCTGGATGGCATGCTGGCTGGTAAGGGGCCGGTTCCCGTTCGTGGTGCCGAGCGCGTGCGCATGGAGAACGATCTGGCGTTGGCACGCGAGCGCCTGCAGGACGTGACCGAGAGCTATAACGAGCAGCTCGAGCGTCAGGACCAGCTACAGCAGGTGGCTAACGGTACCTGGAAGGATGCCGCCGAGGCTGCCAATGACGCGGCCGGTGGTATCACTCGCGTCGGCGACGCGCTGGGCACCAGCGCCGACAAGTGGGACGACTACCTCGGCAAGCTGCAGGCTGCGCGCGATACGTTGGGCATGACGACTGCCGAGGCGGCCGAGTATGCCGCCGCGCAGGCGGGTTACACCGGGCTTTATGCCGAGCAGTCCGGTGCGATCGCGGGGCAGACCGACGCCCTCAAGGGCTACCAGACCGCACTCGAGGAAGGCGACCAGGCCGAGGCCGATGTGCAGCTGGCGCGCGCCCAGCGCTTCGCCGAGAGCGAGGCGATGGTCCAGGCGCAGTTGGCCAACCTCAATACGCTCTCCGGGCTGCTGCAGGGCGTGCAGTCGGATCTTTCCGCGACGGCGCTTTCCGCTGCGCTGGTGGTGGGCGAGGGGGCCGGCGGTACCGCCGGCCTGGTCGAGCAGGCGCTGGCCACCATCGAAGCACGTGCGGCGGCGATCCGAGAAACCACGACTTTCGGTAGCAAGGCCAGCACCGAAGCCAAGGAGCTGGCAAAGTCGCTACGCGACGCCGAACAGACCTACGACAGCCTGCGCGAGCAGTTCGACCCGCTGGGCAAAGCGGCGGACGACTACGCCGAGAAGCAAGCCGCGCTGAATCTGCTGCAGCAGCAGGGCAAAATCACGGCGGAGCAAGCCGCCCAGGCTCAGGCCGAGCTGACCCAGCAGTACCGGGAGAGCATCGACCCGCTGCAGGGCATTTTGGACCGCATGGACCCGGGCGCGGCGTTGCTGCGCGAGTACCGGGAAGATGTCGAGAACCTGCGCACGGCCGCCGACACCGCTGGCCGTAGCCAGTTGGAGATCACCGCCGGCATTGCGCAACTGGCGGCCGAATACGCCAAGGCTGAAAAGGAAGCCGACCCGTACTACCAGCGCACGCTCGAGCTGCGCCAGGAATACGACAGCAGCGCGCTGAAGGCTCGCCAGCTGCAGAAGGATCTCGCCGATCTCAACCAGCGGTACCGGGACGGAAAGATTGGACCGGAAGAGTACCAGCGCTCTGTTGCCAGTGTGCGCGACGAGATGCGCGACCTGGCTCTCGAATCCGACCCCGCCGCGCAGGAAATGGCGCGCGCGTGGGAGGAGGCGGCCGATCGCATCGACGAGACATTCGCCGATGCATTCGCCGGCGCGTTCGACTCGTTCGACGATTTCAGCGACCAGCTGCTCGATGGTTTCAAGCAGTTGCTCGCAGAGCTCGCGTATCAGGCCGCGTTGCGCCCCATCGTGGTGGGATTTACCGCCGATGCCCAGAATCTGCTGGGACTGTCTGGGACTAGTGCCGGCAGCTCTGCCGGAGGGGCCGGCCTGGGTGGTTTCGCCAACACTATCGCTGGCGCGAAGCGGGTTTGGGATACCGGTTCCGCATTTTTGAGTGGTGGCTCTGCGATCGGAGGTGCTACGGCGGCGGGTTATGGTGCGGCCGGTTGGGCCGGTAGCGCTACCGGTGCCTATACCGGCTGGGCGGGTAGTGCTGCTGCCGGCGCGGCGTCTGCGTCATCCATTGGCAGTATGGCTGCTGCGGCGATGCCATATGTGGGCGCTGCGCTGGTTGCCGACCAAGTGCTTCTAGGCGGCGCGATCAGCAATACAATCGGCAAGGCGATTTCCGGCATTGGCGATGCGCTTGGGTTCGGCAGCTCACGAGATTACAAAGCGGGTCTGGTCAGCTACGCCGAGACGCCCGACGGACCTGCCGAGGACCGCTATTACGATTCCGGCAACCGCGAACGCCTGATCGGCGGCCGAGATTCGGCATTCGGCTCGTTCGGGTACACGTACAAAGAGAAATTCGACGTTGACCCATTGGCCGACTTCCTGGACGCGCTGCAGGCGCTCGACAACACCGTTGCCAGTGGTGCTTCCGCCGAGCAGATCGATGCGGTCAAGAGGTCACTCGATGGCTACTACACCAAGGTCAAGAACGATCCGCTCGGCGATCTGCTGACGAGCCGCTACAAGGTCATCAAGCAAGCACTGCTGGCGAGCTCCAGCGACGTCGGTGATGCGCTGATCGAGAAGGTCGGCGACATCACCGCCGAGAACGCCGAAGAGCTGGCGCTCCAGCTCGCCAAGGCGCTGCAGTTGGGCAACATCATCGATGGCCTCTCGGGCAACGTGCAGGACTATGCCGAGACGGTGGCAACCAACACTGACGCCACGCTCGACGAGATGCTGGCCGAGATCCAGGCCTCGGTGTCGAACTACACCGTATTCTCGTCTGCCGCCGAGAACCTGAACCTGCAGTTCGATTCGCTGGCTGATGGCGCGGTGGAAGCGAGCAACGCCGTGGCGAATCTTGCCGGCGGTGTCGAGAATCTGCAGACGTTGCAGGAGGACTACTACCAGAATTACTTCTCGGAAGAAGAGCGCCGCGCCAAGACGATCGACAGCCTGACCGAGCAGATTGCCCAGTTCAATCTGTCCACCGGCCAGGCAATCGAAAGCAAGGGGGGGCTGCGCGATTACATCGAGTCGCTCGATCTGATGACCGAAGCTGGCCAGGCCGCCTACGCGGCCGCGCTGCAGATGGTGGATGTCTATGATCAGCTGGAAGAAGCCAACGAGGCGGTTGCCAGCTCGTTCGATGACCTGCTGGCCTCGGCACAGAGTCAGGTCGACAGCGCCCAGTCTGCTGCCGAGAAGGCCTATAGCCAGTTCGATGATCAGGCCTATCAGCAGCAGCTCGACCTGCTGACGCTGCTGGGCCGTGATCAGGACGCGTTGAACCTGCAGCGCGAGCGAGAGCTCGAGTCGATCGACGAGAGTTTGCGCCCGTTCCAGGAACGCATCTGGCAGCTGCAGGATGAGGCTGCCGCGCTCGACGATGCCAAACAGGCCGCCGTCGACTACACCACTGCGTTGGCACGTTCTCAGGATCAGCTGTCCGGTACGCTGGGCAGCATCAGCCAGTGGGTTGACCAGCAGATCGCCACCGGCGGCTCGCCGGATGTCGACCTGCAGGAAAGCCAGGCGCAGTTCGCCCGGCAGCTGGTGCTGGCGCAAAACGGCGATCGGGACGCGTTGCAGTCGATCACCCAGTATGCCGACCAGTATCTCGCCGCCGGCGAGGCCTATTACGGCAGCGGTACCGGCTATCAGTCGATTCGCGATGACGTGCTGGATGCGCTCGAGGATCTGCCCGACCAGGTCAGCGCCGAGGAGTACGTCGCCGACGAGATCAAGCAGGCGCTGCTCGAGCAGACGGCGAGCATCACCGATGACCTCTCGGATGTGCTGCGCGGTGACAACCCGGCGTCGATTGCTGGCGAATTGGCGGGCTATTTCGACGTGCTGGCCGGCGGCATCGATGGCGTGCTGACCCGCGATCAGCTCGCGCTGATCATGGGCGACAAGGCCACCGATCGCCAGCTCGACGCCATGATCCGGGCGCTCGACCTCAACGGTGACGACATCGTCTCCGGCCTCGAGTCGGTCATTGTCTCGGGCATGCCGACCGATGCCATTCTGGCTAACGTGCTGCAGGCGCAGCTCAAGGCCAACGGCGATAAGGCGCTGACCGCAGCGCAAGTGCGCTCTGCACTGTCGCCGATCGCGACGGACGAGCAGATCGACAGCTTCATGCGCGCGGCTGATAGCAATGCTGACGGCATCATCGATGCGCAGGAGCTGACCAACTCCCGTCTGGGTGGCCTCTCGAAAGGCATCGCCGGCGCCCTTGATCCGATGTTCGATCAGATCGATTCCAGCCTCGACGGGCTGATCGACTACGACGAGTTCGGGAAGTACTTCAAAGGGCTGGCCAGTGAAGACCGCCTACGCGAGATCTACAACCAGCTGGACACCGACGGCGACGGCCAGATCAGTGCGCTGGAGGCGGTGAAACAGTCTACCGACCAGGTGGGCGACAACACCGGCTCGCTCGAACAGCGCTCGCTCGAACAGCTCGAGAAACTGACGAATCTCACATCGGAGATGACGCGGACTACCGATCAGTTCGTCAGTCTCAACAGCGGTATGACCTCGCTAAGCGAGGCTATCAAGGCGCTCGGGCTCGCACAGTCGGAAATTGCGCGCATTGAGAAAGAGCAGCAGGAGGCAAAAGCGGCCGAGCAGGCGCGACTGAAGGAAGAACGACAGGTCGCCGCATTAGAGGCCCGCATCGAGTCATTGACGCAATCCAACGAGGACTCTGAGCCGACGACAGCGAAGCTAGCGGATCGGTTAAGCGATGCCCAGGTCAACTCGATCAATCGGTTTCTGAGTAACCGGATCGGTTCGGACGGGATTTTCTCGGCGGACGAGTGGTCTGGCGTCCAAGACGAGATCAATAACACCCTGAGCGGCACTGCCGCGTCGTATGCCAAATATGCCGGCTCTTATCTCTACCGAGAATCGCGGCTCGCGGATGCCTACGCAGATCAGCGCGAACTCTCTGGAGAGGCTCGAGGCAGCGAACAGATCGACGTCAGTGGCATCCTCGATCAGCTCGACGTCACTAAAAACATGAGTCGTGAGGATGCATATCTGTGGCGGTATCCGGACGTCGCCGAAGAGTGGCCTGAGCGGACGATCACGGTGCGCAACTCGGGCGCGGACACAATCCAGGAATGGGCGCGTTATCACTACAACAAATACGGTCAGTATAAGGGCCGGAAATTCGCCCTCGGCGGTGCGTTCGACAACGGCATCGTCACCGAGCCAACGCTGTTCAACATGGGCCTGATGGGTGAGGCCGGGCCGGAAGCGATCCTGCCGCTGTCGCGGGGCTCCGATGGCTCACTGGGCGTGCGGGCCGAGCTGCCGCCACTGCCCGCTTTCCCGTTGCTGGGCGACAGCGATGTCGTTGAGGCCATTCGTGACCTCAAACGCGAGGTCGCTCAGTTGCGCGCCGAGAATGCCCGACTGCTGGAGGAGAGCAACCGGCACGCCGCTGCCGGCGTGCGTGTGGCCCAGGCTGGTCACCAGCAGCAGATCGCCGCGACTGAGCGTGGCAACCGCTCGCTCGAGGACATGGCCGCCGGCACCCGGCTGGAGAGCGCCCGATGAACGTCTGGTTACTGTCCATCGAGGCGCTTGATCCAGCCGGTAACGCGGTAACGCTGCGCTACGCCACCGAGGAGTATTTCGACCCGGCCGGCTATGCCTGGCGCCCGCGCATACAGCAAGCGGGCCTCTATACGGCTGGACTCTATGCGGGCGATCTCCTCAACGTCAGCCGCAGCGGCTTTGGTGAGACGACGCTGGTCAATGCGGACGGCGCGCTCGATGGGCTCGTCGACTACGCCATGGATGGCCGCCGGGTCTGCCTGCAACTCGCTACCGAAACCGGTGTGATCGATGTGCTGGTGGGCACGCTCTCCCGCGTGACGTTCCAGCGTCGCATCGTCTCGCTACGCCTGCGCGACCCCGTCGAGACGCTGCAACAGCCACATCCTCTGACACGCTACGCTGGCGACAACGTGCTGCCTGACGGGCTCGAGGGCACGGACGACGACATCGGCGGCAACGTCAAACCCCGACTCTACGGTCAGGTGCGCAACGCCCAGCCGGTACTCGTCAACAGCTCGAAACTGATCTACCAGATCAGCGACAGCGACTGCACCGTGGGCGCTGTCTATGACAACGGCGCCCCGCTCACCCTCGATGGGGATTACAGCTCGGTCGAGCAGTTGCTGGGAGACGCCCCGGCGACCGGCGAGTGGTCGGACTGGGAGCCACCGGAGGGGACGTATCGCCGCTATCGGGGTTATATCCGACTGGGCGACTCGCCGACGGGCACGATCACCTGCGATGCCGACGCGCCGAAAACCCAGGCGGGCGACGTCATGGCGTCGATCCTCGACGAGATCGGCGCTGCGTACGCGAGCGCGGATGTCTCGGCGCTCAACGCCGTGGGCGATCTCCGTCTCTGGATCAGCGACACGACAACGACGGCGGAGCTGCTCGACCAGATCGCCGTGTCGACCGGCGGTTACTGGCGCATCGACACCCAGGGGCAGATCCGTATGGGTGCGCTGCCGGCACCGTCCGAGCCAGTGACCACGCTGCGCGATCACCAGATCATCGAGATCGACCGCGAATCCGCCGGCGCCGGTTCCAACGGCCTGCCGGTGTGGTCGGTGACGATGACGGCGGACCCGATCGAGACGACCCAAACCGATGTTGCCGGTGTCGTCAGCACAGCACGCCGGGCGCGGCTGGCCAAGGCGACGCGGGAGGTCAATCGGGAGTCGCAAGCGACGCTCACGCGCCATCCGCTCGCCGAGGCAATCAGCATCGAATCCCGTCTGGCCACGACCGCGCAGGCTGGCGCAGTCGCCGATCGGGTGCTCGCGCTGCTTTCACCGCGCCGTGACAGCGTCACGCTTACCGCCCGGGCGGCGGACGTGGCCGGCATCACCATCGCTTCGTCGATCCGCATCGTCACGCCGCGCCTGGGCTACGCCGAGGGGCGCACGCTGCTGGTCGTCGGGCGCACGCTCGATGCCGGGCGCAATCGCATTCAACTCACACTCTGGGGCTGAGGAATGGAAAACCGACACAGTCGATTCTGCTGGCCCAACCACGCGAATGAGGCAACCGTCGCCGGTGGCGGCTGGTCGCCCGACCTGCCGCTGGCACAGGTGCTCTCCAGCGTGTTCGCCGAGGTGGCGCAGTCGGTCGACACCGCGCCGGCGAATACGCAGATGACCGTCACACTGCAGCGGTTCCGCCCGCTCGGCGTCGTCGCGCTGGCCAAGCACAACCTGAGCGCCGCCGCGCGCTGGCGCGTGCGGGTCTACTACGACGACAGCGGCGCGGACATCGCCGCCGACAGCGGCTGGCATGACGTCTGGCCGGTGGTCTATGCGACCAGCGAACTGGAATGGGAGTACGACAACTACTGGTCCGGCAAGCTGGACGAAGACGACCGCGGCGATTTCACGCCGCTGGCGACGTGCTGGTTGGGTGATACCTATCTCACCCGGCGCGTGACGATCGAGATCGACGATCAGGGCAACCCCGACGGCTGCATCCGCATTGGCCGCCTGTTCCTGGGCGACGTCTGGCAGCCCAAGTACAACATCAGCTACGGCGTGCAGTACGGGTTCCAGATCGGTACCGAGTTCGAGACCGCCGGCGACGCCAATCAGACCGAGTACGCCGACATCAAGACGCCCAAGCGTACGGTCAGCCTCTCGCTCGACTGGCTCGATGAAGAAGAAGGGTTCAGCCGGATTATGACGATGCAGCGCCGCCAAGGCCTGCACGGCGAGATCCTCTATGCCGAGTCGGCCGAGGCGGGACAGGCCGCGTTCGCGACCACGTTCATTGCACGCCAGGTCTCCGTCGATCCGCTCGCCCATCCGTACCACGACACCTACACCCATTCGATCTCACTGCAGGAGATTCTCTGATGACGTCAGTCACGTTTCCCCCACGCCTCGGCGGCTCCGGTGTCACGATCTCCGACGACGCCGATCCGAACACCGGGATGCTCAACGGTGGCCACCGTGATCGGTTCGTGCCGGCGCTAAAGGGCACCGTCGATATGGCCCAGTATGTCTATCAGTACGCTGCCAAAATCGACGGCGCGGCGGAGGATGCCGAGCGGGCAATGCAGGCGCGGGCCTATGTCGAGGGTTACGCGGCAGCGCTGCGAAACAATCTGCTCGCTGTTTACCGGGAGCGAGCGACCCTAGATATCGATTTTCTGCGCGGCAAATACCGCGTTGATGATGGTGATGGCGGTGTAGTCGAGACGCTCGACGCCGGCGATATATTGTCCATTTCCCGCGCATCGCCGAAGTGGGTATTCGGCCCCAATGGGAAGCTCAGAGAAGTTCCCCCGAACACGATTGCTCGACAATGGAATCCTGAAACTGGTGAAGCGTTGGGCGCGCTGATTGAGGAGACGCGGACGAATCTGCTGACGTGGAGTGAAACCGACGGTGCGAATTGGGGCGTTTCTAACTCGGCTGCCTCCTGGGCAAACACGCCGACAGTGATGCGGGGGATCGTACTCGATAGATACATTCGGGGCAGCGTGTGGCTAGTCGACACGTCATCGAGTTCCACTGTCGCGACCTGGTCAGTGTTCTTCTATGACGGCGGTCAGGATACGAATAACGCAACAGTGATTCGTGGCGAGTTCAAGGGCGTGATCACCGCAAACACATCTGGTACTGTGATTTTTGACTACGACACTAAAACATTCAGCCTTGCCCAGGGTGGCGGCAGTTGGGCGTTAAAAACGCACGACCTCGGTAGAGGTCTGTACCGTGTGATACTAACTGGACGGATCGGTGATGGGAGCACACCTACTGCCCTTCGTACTGCTATTTACGGCGATAACAAATGGCTGGGTGGGTTTCAGCTCGAAGAAGCGGGAACGGTATCGTCGTATATCCCCACTCAAGATTCGCCGGTGACGCGGGCAGCTGACGACATCCGGTGGCTTCTGAACGATGCATTTTCGTATGACCGGGGCACGGTGGTTATAACTATCGAGCCGCTGGATTTTAGCGACAATAGGTTTTTTCTGGATCTGCAGGGTAGTGGAGGCGAGCGTGTTCTGGGCGCGTATTACAACGCCTCTAGACGCCTGAATACGACAGTGACCTCAACGATCACAACGCTCCCTGACGATAGCGCCTCGACAGTGGCGCTATCGTATGACGCTAGTACCGGGCTACTGCGTCAGTCTGGTGCAGGATCGACAGTAGAGGCTAATTGGGACGCTAGCCAATTGACTAATGCCACTACGCTCCGTATCGGGCGGTCGAACGTTGACCAGGTAGGTAGCTCGTTCGGCATGCACCTTGGTTATATTCGCCGTGTTGCCTATCTCCCCCACGTCCTCTCTACTGCCGAACTCACGGAGCTAACAGCATGATTGACGCAATCCTCTACGTGTCTGATTTTCCGGCTCTTGTCTCGACCTTGAGCGAGGCTTACCCTGACTTACTCGCCCGCGACGACGCCGGCGACATCACCCAGCCACCTGTCGTGACCGGGTTCGCGCGGACGCCGGCCGTGGTCAATGGCGATGAGCTGATGATCTATGCCCGCCTGACCGACGAGCAGGCTGCGGCATGGCGTGGAATCGACGGCGCGCAGATTCTCGCCGAGCGTCAGTTCGACGGCCCCGGCACGGCGGCTGCGCTGTTCGATGCGGTGCGTGCCGACCCGGCAACCGCCGCGATCTACGATCGTGTCTATCCGCGCCCCGTGCAGCAGCTCGACGACGGCGAGGGCGGCACGATCGAATACCAGCGCCCGGCTAATTTCGGCATGATCGCGGGGGCGTGATATGAGCTACACCCCCTCCGTCGGGCTGCGCATCTCGCGCGAGCCTGGCGCAGTGCCAAGCACGGCGCAGATCGGCGAAGGCGAACTCGCGTTCAACCTCGCTTACGGGCGGATCTTCGCGTTACTCGCCGGGGATGTCGTCGACATCACCGACGGATATACCCGCGGGGAGATCGACATCCAGCGGCAGGCCATGAATGCGGCTATCACTGCCCGTATGCTCACAACGGACATCGTCGACACACTCACCGATACCCGCACCGATCGCCCCCTCTCCGCGAATCAGGGGCGCGTGCTACGCGGTCTGATCGAGTCGATCAACGCCATCCTCTCGTCTGATGACACCACGCTCGACGAGATACAGGAGGTGGTCGACTACATCAAGGCCAACCGCGATGACCTCTCCAACCTCTCGATCGGTAACATTGCCGGGCTAGAGACGGCGCTCGACGGCAAGGTCGCAAAGGTGAGCGGCAAGGATCTCTCGACCAACGACTACACCGACGCCGAGAAAGCTAAGGTCGGTGCCGTGGGCACCATGGCCAACCGCGACGTGTTCGTCGCCCAGGGCGCACCCACGGCCAGCGACGGCGCCGATGGCGACCTCTGGTTCCAATACTGATACCCGCAAACGGAGCGCCGCATGATCAGAGTCAACGACGAGTGGCGCTACACCGAGCCGCGTGTGCGGGTCAGTGGTGAGTGGGTTGGGTTCGTCCGTGTCTGGCAGCGCATCGACGGCCAGTGGGTGGTGGTGCAGGACAACTGGACATGGTCGCTGTTCGAGCTGGAGTGGGAGAGCGACCAGTTCTGGAACGGAATCGAGAGAAGTAGTGAATGAACCGAACCCACATCGAACACCTGGCGATCGCCATCGGGCTGCAACTCATGTTGTGGCCTTTTTTTGGTTCATCGCAGATTAGCGTGAAAGAGGAAGGAGACGGCAGCCAGAAAGGTTAAG